CCAATCGCATGCAATTGATGCCGTTTGCGCAGATTGCTACGCGCATCGGCGGTGCGATCACGGTCACCTTGACGTTGCTGGCGATGGCTAAGCTGCACTGACGTCGACGAAGGGGATTTCCGCTTTCTGTGGGGGAGTGAGCGTTTTGTCACCGGCGGCGATGCCGTGAAAACGGCCAGAACCCCAGTAACCACGGGGCGTATGCCGAATTCTGGCCGTTTTGGGCTTTTGGCACCAAACAGCTAAAAATGTGACGTTCTCGGCCGAATTTGCACGGTTTTTGGCACTCGGCGGATCCAATTTCGGCGGGTTTTCGTGCGCCAGGGGAAGTTCGTCGTTGGCCGCTTCGGGCCGGTCGGTACGAATTACCCAGCGGCCCTGGGCGAAGCCGGGCGCGGCTCGATCCTTAAGCACCCCTTGCAGCATGCCCTTCAGAGTGGACAGTGCGGTTTCTTGTTCGCTCATGGCGGCCACCTCAAAATCACGAAGTGTAGTGCAGGGCGCGGTATGTGAGCGCAAGCGAGGGGCTATCGGATCGCCCGAAGCGCCTCGTTGAGCGCTCTCTCTCCATCATCGCCAGACTTCTGCAGGTAGTCGTAAAGAAATGCGATCACAGCTGACCGCCGCTCTGGAGCTATGTCCAGGTTGTTTTCATCCTCCCACTCGTTCACGGCCTGGATGACGAGCTGCAGCGCCCTTGGGTCAACCTTCGCGGAACCGCCGGCAATAGCCGTGGGAGCGCTGCCGGCCCGGTGCGGGTGCACATTCTCGCTCACAGATTGTCCTGGCGCCGGCACTGTTCCTTCGTACTTCGCCTCTTCGCCGGAAAGCCACCATTTGACGCTCTTCCCTGTTGCCTCTGCCAGGCGCTGCATCGTTCGACGTATAGGCTGGTAGTCGTCCCTCCCTCGCACAACTGCTGTAACCAGGTCCTTCGGTAAGCCCAAAGATGAGGCCCAGGCGTACGGGTGCTCACCTGCCTCACGTAGGAACCGCTGTCGGAAACTCTCGCCCATTCGGAAACAACCCTTTCTGATGAGTTGTTTCCTACGTCCACCAGAAACAGCCGCAGGAAACAACTATACAACTGCTTTAAAAACAAAGGCTTACGGAAACCTGCCAAAATAAGTTGTTTCCTAGAGTTGTTTCCTGTTGCAGGAAACAACTTTGCAACCTACAATACGCCCATCGACTTAGCCCGCAGGAGCTACCAATGAGCGTATTAGACCCTTCAAAAAAAACCACCCCGGCCGACTGGCATCGGGCCGACGTAGTCGCGGCCCTCCACAAAAAAGGGTGGTCACTTCGAGCACTGTCTCGCCAAAGCGGGTTGAGTGATGGAACGCTCAAAACCGCCCTCGATGCGCCATATCTCAAGGCGGAGGGGATCATCGCCGCAGCGATTGGCATCCCGCCTCAGGAAATCTGGCCAGAGCGTTATGCAAAACGGAATTTTACGCCGGTTTTGTCACTGTAGAAACTGCTGCCCCCCCAAGATCGGCTGGATAAACAAGTTGTTGCCGATGTGACAAATCTTAGTTTGCCAGGTGTTCCAAATCAATTCTGGCGATTCTCAATATGGAAAATGCAACATGCGAAAAACACGATGGAAGTCAGTACGGCCGGCAAGCCTGTCAGACGCAGTCGAGCTGTGCGTGGAGTTCGCTACCGAACAGCGGCGCCCAATCAAGGTGCTTGCCGACCTTATGGGCGTCGAGAGCAAGACGCTGTACCGCTGGATCGCTGATGTGTCGATGCCGTTGAACCGGGTCCGCCAGTTTGAAAGTTTCTGTGGGATTGCCCTGATCAGCGAGTATCTCGTGATGGCGCAGGGCGACAAGGTCGTCGTGGCGATCCCGGCCGGCCGCAAGGCGGATGTGGCCGAACTGGCTGAAGTGCAGGTCAAGTTTTCCGAAGCAATGCTCCTGCTGACGCGCTTCTACCAGAAAGGCGAATCGGTGGATGAGACCGTCGAGGCCTTGACGCGAACGTTGACGCACGTTGCTTATCAGCGAAGCAATGTCCTCAAGGCGGGCTCGCCCGAGTTGGATCTGTTCTCGGTGGCAGCGCAATGAGTAAGGCCGTCATCAAAACCCATTACGACGCGGAAACTCTGGCGGCCATGCACGTTCCCGGGCTCCCAACCACGCGCGTCGCAATGTTCAAACGGGCCAAGGCAGAAGGTTGGCCATTTATCGAAGTCGCTGGCAGGGGCGGCAAGGGCGGCGTGCGTCGCGAATACGCTCCACCGGACGAGATTATGGCTGCGATCCAAGCGAAAGCTACGCAAGCACTGGTCGCGACGATGCCTGCAAACCGCGTGGCGCTGCGGCCGGAAGACCAGCTTCCGCTCATTCAGACAGACGAGCGAGTGGTGCAAACCGATGCCCGCCATGGCGTGCTGCTGGCGCTCGACACCCTGATGGCGCGCTTCGGCTACCCGCTGAAGAAGGCGGCCCGGGTACTCATCGAGCTGGCGCGCAACGGCGAGGCCGGCGAACAGCTGACGGCCATGCTCAAGCTGGCCCGCGATGGACGCGGCCGGCCAAGTCCGGACGGCCTGCCGTCCGAACGCAGCGTGCTGCGCTTCGTCGAGTACCAGAGCGCCGGAATGCTGGCGCCGAAGACGCGCGAAGTCGACATGAGCGTGCCGCCCTGGGCGAAGGCATTCCTGGAGTACTACCAGCGCCCGGAAAAGCCGACCGTCGAGCACGCCTACCGCCAGTTCGTGAAAGCGCTGGACGACAGCGCCAAGGCCGCGGCTCCAAGCGTCTGGCAGGTGCGCCGGTTCCTGGCCAAGGTCGGCAACGTCACCCTGCAGATGGGCCGCATGGGCGATCGCGAGATCAAGAGCCTCAAGCCGTTCATCCGGCGCGACTTCGCGAACCTGCTGCCGAGTGACATTTATAGCGCAGACGGGCACACCTTCGACGCCGAGGTGCAGCACCCGATGCACGGTCGCCCGTTCCGCCCGGAGATCACCTCGGTCATCGACATCGCCACCCGCAAGGTGGTCGGCTGGTCGCTCGACCTGGCCGAGAGCGGGTTCGCGGTGCTGGACGCCCTGCGGGCGGCCGCCCTGACCGGCGGCATCCCGGCGATCTTCTACGTCGACAACGGCTCGGGCTACAAGAACGATCTGATGACGGACGTGGGTGTCGGCCTGATGTCGCGGCTGGGGACCGAGATGATCAACTCGCTGCCCTACAACAGCCAGGCGCGCGGCGTGATCGAAAAGCTGCACCAGACCATTTGGGTCAACGCGGCCAAGGAGCTGCCGGGGTTCATGGGCCGCGAGATGGACCGCCAGGCGAAGCAGGTCGTTCACAAGCTGTCACGCCAGGCGATTAAAAAGAAGCCTGCAGGCGAAGCGGTAGCTATGCCACTGCTCGGCTGGGACGCATTTGTCGCCTTCGCCGAGGAAAAGGTGGCCGAGTACAACAACCGCCCGCACCGTTCACTGCCGAAGATCGCAGACGCCAACACCGGCCGGCGCCGTCACATGACGCCGAACGAAGCATGGATGCGCGCCGAGGATGCCGGTTTCGCCTCCTTCGTGGTCACCGACGACGAGGCCCGGCCGCTGTTCCGGCCGCAGGTCCTGCGCACCGTGCAGCGCGGCGAGATCAACTTGTTCAGCAACCGCTACTTCTCGCGCCAGCTGGAAGAGTTCCATGGCGACCAGCTGCGGATCGGCTACGACATCCACGACGCCGAGAAGGTATGGGTCTACACGGCGGAGGGACGGTTCATCTGCACGGCCGAGCTGAACGGCAACCAGCGCCCTTACGTAGCGCCTTCGGTGATGGACCAGGCCCGCGACAAGCGCCTGGACGGCAAAGTGCGGCGCCTCGAGGTGAAGCTGGACGAGGCGCACGCGGAGCGGCGCGGCACCCCGGCCATCGAGCAGTCCGACACGGTCAGCATCCCGGGCTTCATGAGCATGAGCATCAGCCAGCTGGCCGAGCGTGCGCGCCTCGCCCAGGTGGTCGAGGTGACGCCGGTCGCGCCGCCGGTGCAGGCGGCCCTGATCGACCCGATGCCGGACCTGAACGAATGGACGATCCCGGCCACCGCGCAGGAGCGGTTCACCGAGTGGCAACGACTGAACAACTTGAGGGAGGAGGACTTAGACAGCGAGAAACAAAAAAAATGGCGGCACACCTATCAGGCGACCGCCGAATTCCGGGCTTTTCAACGTAAGACGGCTTAACCAACGTACCCCGCGCCACGGGGCACATCAGAAAAGAAAGAACCGAAAGTATGACGACAATGAATCAACCGGTCAATCGTGTGGCCAACATCTCCAACCTCGACCTGGTGACGGTCGCGGCGGAAAAGCTGCAGTCCCGCGTGAACGGCTTGCCCGGGATCGGCGTGATCTACGGCGAGGCGGGCCGCGGCAAAACCATCGCCTGCTCCGCCCTGGCCAACTCGATGCGCGGCTATTACGTGCAGATGATGAGCGCCTGGAACCGCAAGACCCTGCTGGAGAAGGTCCTTTTCGAAATGGGCATCAAGCCGGCCGGGACCATCCCGACGATGCTCGACATGGTCTGCGAGCAGCTCGCCTCGTCCAACCGCCCGCTGATCCTGGACGAATTCGACCACTGCCTGAAGAAGGACGGCATGGTCGAGCTGGTGCGCGACATCTACGAAGGCAGCCAGGGAACCCTCATCCTGGTGGGCGAAGAACAGGTGCCGCAGAAGCTCAAGCGCTGGGAGCGCATGCACAGCCGCGTCCTGGCGTGGATTCCGGCACTGCCGGCGTCGATGGACGACGCCCGCAAGCTGGCCCCGATCTACTGCCCGGACGTGGTGATCGCCGACGACCTGCTGGCCCGCGTGCTCGAGCTGGCGCACGGCTCCATCCGCCGGGTCTGCGTGAACCTGACCCGCATCCACGAGGAGGCAATGCTCAAGGCCGAGTCCGAGATGACGCTGGCGAAGTGGGGCGACCTCGACCTCTACACCGGTGACGCGCCGAAGCGTCGGATGGTGTAAGGGGAGCGGCATATGGAACAGCAACAGAACGAGAAGCGCACCGGCAACCGCCGCCCTGCGCAGATGGAAATGGTAGGAGGTAAAGGCTCTCGCCAACGTGCCTGGGAAGCGATTCGCAAGCACGCGGGGGCTTTCACCTGCTGTCAGATCGCTCGTAAAGCGAAGGTCGAGGACGACACGCTGTACACCTACCTGGTGTCGCTGGAGCGCGGCGGCTACCTCTCATGCGAGAAAGGCCAGGGCGTCACCATCCAGACCAGCTCGAAGTGGATCCTGATCCGCGACAACGGGATCGAGGCACCGCGCGTGACGCGCGACGGCAAGCCGGTCACCCAGGGGCTGGGTACGGAGGCGATGTGGCGCTCGATGCGGATCGTCGGCGAGTTCAACACCACCGAGCTGGTTGCGCATGCCTGGGCCTCGCGGGTCAACGTGTCCGAGCAGACCGCCAAGACCTACATCGGCGCGCTCAAGGGCGCGGGTTACCTGGTGGTGGTCGCGGAGGCGCGCAGCCGGGGGATCGGCAAGGGCGCGGTGCAGGCCCGCTACCGCATCGCTCCGGGTAAGTACACCGGCCCGCGCCCACCGATGATCCAGCGGACCAAATCGGTCTACGACCCGAACCTGGGCAAGGTCGTCTGGCAAGAGGAACCGCAGCATGACGACGACCTCTGAGCCGCGCTGGCTCGCCTTGATGCGCCAGGAGGCCGACCGCACCACCAGGCAGTCGCTGGCCGACCGCCTGGGCTACTCCCGCACCACGGTCAGCCTGGTGCTGTCGGGGACCTACCCCGGCAACACCGAGAAGATCGCCACGCGAGCAATCGCGGTGCTGGAGCCGGTCCTGGTGGTCGAGTGCCCGTACCTGGGCGTGGAACTGGCGATCGCGAGGTGTGCGGAGTACTCGACCCAGCGCGCACCGACCCACCACCCCATAAAGATGGCCCACTGGCGGGCATGCCAGCAGTGCCAAAACAACTGCAAAGGAAAGTGACAGTGTTGAACTACTTTAAGCGACAAAGGGATTGTCAGGCAGGGGCCAATCTGGGTCTGGCATCTCAACATCCAGGTCAAACACAAATTTGGCCGCGTGAGAGAGCGTTACGCGGTATCCGCCTCCCGCAGCAAGATGTGGAGCGCGAATCGACAACATCTCAAGAAAGGCCGCCCCTTCTTGCGCACAAATCAGCATACAGCACAGGTGAAGCCGCCGGTCGTCCTCGCTCGTCTGAGCAAAATGCGCGCGCCACACTGAGGGCGGATGCGCGAGTAGAACGAAGGCTACTTCGCGCAGCCGCCTCAACTCGTCGCGCCATTTTTCCCGTCCCATTGCGGCTGCGCTTGCGCATAGCGCTTTACGGTCTGACGTCGTCAATTCGTTCTCTACTTGCTTTGCTATCTGGCGTGCTTCGCGCGGATATGTTGATGGAAACTTCACGCTCTTTCCCTCCATTAAGTGGTCATAAAGCGGCTGATTCTACGGCAGCGAATGACGTGACCCACGGGGACGCCGCGGTGCGGGTCCTGACGCCAGGGTTCATCCAGCACCTCAGCGCCCTCAACCAGGCCGCGCGGTGGCTGCGCGAACACGGGTACGCACCCGTTTCAATCCACCTGCAGGGCGAGCTGCCAACCATGCACCTGGACGACCAGACGGCGCGGCAGGCGGCGCGGCTGCTGATCACCGAGGCGAAGGGCTACAACAGCCGGCGCGTTGACGATCGGTACCGCCTCTGCAGCGTGATCGCAAAGGGCTGCCTGATCACCTGGTTCGAACCGCTGTAACAACAACTCCAACCCAAGAGAAGAAGGAAAAACATGATTGAGAAGAAACACTGGTCCGTCCGCATCGCGGAAGCGTACGGGAAGAAAGAGACGCCCGACTACGACACGATGGAGGAAGCGGTAGCGGACCTGCTGCAGGAGCGCGAAACCCTGAAGGCAACTATCAAGGACATGGGCGGGATGCTCGGCGCCATGGTCGTGGCGCGCCGTGCCAACAACATCGACGGCGTCGTGAGTGCCCTGGACGGCTTCATGTCGAACAACGCCGCCTCCGTCGCCGCTTCGCCGGCGACCGTGCAGTGAGGGCAGCAATGGGTGCATTCGATCCGCTGATCCCCTGGCCGAAACCCGAAAAGAGCGACGACGCGCCGGTTGTTCCGCCGCCGCCTCCGCCGCCGCCCGCGCCCGGCCGGCGCATTCAGATCGGCCCGACCGACATTTGATTTCAACCCAAGAGGAAAAACCTGTGAAACAGAACGACAACAAAAACCTGATCCCGGATGGCTACCGCAAGAACGCGCAAGGTCACCTGGTGCACGAGTCCCTGATCAAGCCGATCGACGTGGAGCGTGATCGCCTGGTCAATGAGCTGATCGGCGGCGCCAAGCAGTTGAGCACCCAGCTGCAGGGCTTCAAGGCCCAGGTGTTCGGCGACTTCAACGCCTTCGTCCAGCTGTCCGCCGAGCAGTACCACGCCAAGGTGGCCGGCAAGAAGGGCAACGTCACGCTGCATTCCTTCGACGGTCGCTACAAGGTGCAGATCGCTACCAGCGACAAGCTGGCCTTCGACGAGCGCCTGCAGGCGGCAAAGGCCCTGATCGATGAGTGCATCGCCACTTGGAGCGCCGGCAGCAGCCCCGAGATCATGGCGCTGGTCCAGCAGGCGTTCAACACGGACAAGGAAGGCAAGCTGAACACCGGCCGCATCCTGGCGCTGCGGCGCCTGGAGATCACGGACACGCGCTGGAAGGAAGCCATGGAAGCGATCGGCGAATCCGTCCAGGTGGTCGGCAGCAAGCAGTACGTCCGCTTCTACGAGCGGATCGGCGAAACCGACCAGTACGCGCCGATCTCGCTGGACATGGCGACCGCATGAAGCTGCAGATCAACGACGCCGGCAGCTGGCGCCACGTGCTCGCCTTCGAGGGGACGGTCGAGCAGGACGTGCGTCAGCGCGCCATCAAGCTGGTGGCGGTGGTCAACGAGCGCGCCAAGCTGCGCATCCTGGACGACCGGAGCAACCTCCGGGCCACCTGCCAAGGCCCGGAATTCACGTGGGAGGAGCGGAAGCAATGATCGAACAAGACCAGGTTGCCAGCGACATCGAGGTGCAGTGCGTGCGGTGCCGCAACCGGCATCAGCAATCCGAGCGGGTGCGTCTCGGCGGCAACGACGGCATGTCCATGTTGGCATGCCCGCGCTGCAGCTGCCGCTCCTTCCTCGACATCCGGCCCCAGGCTGCCTGGTGCTGGGCATCCGGCCTGATCGAGATCGGCGACGAGAGCGCGTCACCAGCCGACGCCATCTTGTTTGCGCGCGGTCCGAAAGCATTCCTGACCGGGACGATCGCGGTGCTGGCTCGTAGTGGCCAGGGTGCAAGCGAGGGTAAGTACCTGGTTCCAGGCGTACCAGAGGCGGACGACCAGGAAGCCGGGTGCACTGCCCTGATCAAGTGGGTGAAGTGGTGCGCGGGTAACAACGGGCACAAAGGGCGGCACGGTGTCGTGTTCGTAGCACCGAGCGAATGAAGCGAAACCGGCCGCCGGCGACGGCGGTCGGTCTGCCCGGCGTGGTGGCCGGGTACTGATGAGCAGCCAAACCCCAACAAAACGGAGAACAAGATGAACGAGTCCACCCCGACGAACCCTGAGTCAAAGCCAGCCGGCGGGCAGCAATTCTGCTGCGCCAGCTGCTGCGCGCCCGACGGCCAACCGCACCTGCCGGGATGCCCGGAAGGTGACTTGCGGGCCCAGGTCGAGATCGCGATCGGCATGCTGGAGCAGCTTGACCTGGTCAGGTTGCCGCTTGCCATCGCTGCAGCGGTCGGCGTCCTGCGCACCGCTCTCGCGGGCGCCGCGGAACCGGGACGCGACCCGGTCTTTAGTCGCGCCGACGTCGCTGAGAAGACAGGCGAACGAAATCTTCAAAGAGAGCATCGATTGCAGCAACGAACTCTTCAAACTTCGGGCTGTCAGCCAGCTCATTCGACTGATCGTAAAGAAATTGACGCACCTGGTCAGGCTGGAACACATCAGTGTCCTGAAGATGACTCAGAAGCCATGCCATGACTAGCTGCTGCGCATCGAGCTGGTCTTGTAATTGTTGGAATCGTAGGTCTGTACGCAGCATGAATTCAGCTAATTTGTCCATGAGTGGTTCCCTGTGAACGTTGATCAAAAGCAGGCGCTCATTCTAACGGGCGCCGGTCACAGCCCAGGCGGCCACTGAAAATAGGGATTAACGATGAAATTAACGAAAGAACAGAAGGCTGACCTGATCGAGAAGTTGTTCCATCCGTGGGGCGTCGTGGTCCTGCTTTGCGACGGCGACGTGGTCACGCTTTCGGTCCAACCGGCCAAGGGGCTGCGATATCACGTCGTCACCCACGTCAACGGGTGGTTCAGAGGTGCGTGGGTGGACCCGAAATCCACCGCCCGCGAGCAGCGCTACCTGCGCAAGGTGGAGCGACCGCTCTACTCGGCCGGCGAGCGCGCGAAGGCGGAGAAGGACCATGGCAAGCGGTTCGTTAAGAAGTACCTGGGTGGGACGTACACGCTATTCCACGGGGACTGGCCGAACGGCAAGGCACCGATCGCGCACCTGTGCAAGGTCTGCGAGTCGATCGAGATCGGGAGTAAAGATGACCTGGCCGCGTTGACCGAACCGGCGCCGGCCGCCACCGTGGAGGAGTGACAAATGCCACGCAACCCCGCCCTCGCCAAGATCCACATCGCCAAGAAGGAACTCGGCCTGGATGAGGACACCTACCGCGCCATGCTGCAGCAGCACGGTGGGGTGTCCTCGTCCAAGGATTTGACGCCGCTCGGCGCGGCCAGGGTGCTGCAGCACCTGGAGCGGGCCGGGTTCAAGCCGAAGGCCGGCCACGGCAAGCGGCCGAACGCCGCGCCCGGCCGCGCTGCCCTGGTTGGCAAGATCGAGGCGCAGCTGGCCGCCGCCGGCCGCCCCTGGTCGTACGTCGACGGCATGGCCAAGCGGATGTTCACGGTCGAGAAGGTGGACTGGCTGAACGAAGAGCAGCTCGGGAAGATCGTCGCGGCACTGGCCTACGATGCCAAGCGCCGGGCGAAGGCCAAGGAGACAGGACATGGAGAATGACTTTTCCCACCTTCCCGCGAGCGTGCAGACGCTCATCGCCTTGATCGGGCTGCCGCTGACGTTGCGGATGATCGACGCGCTGGGCGGGACGACGCTGAACCTGTATCGCAGCGACGCCTGCGTCGACCGCCTGGCGGCAACGGTCGGCCGCGAAGCTGCGCATACGATCATCAAGTTCTTCGGCAACACGCCGGTCACCGTTGCCACCTGTTCGAAGGCGCTCGTCCTCGTCCGAAATCGTGATCTGCTGGCAAAGTTTGACCGCCTGACGCAAAATGAGGGGCGCTCGGCGCGCGCCGCAGTCACGCAGATCGCGAGGGACTACGCGGTCCATGAGCGCACCGTCTGGCGGGTGCTGAACACGACGGGCGAGTTCAAGCCTGCCGATGTGCGCCAGATGAGCCTTATCTAAGCGGCCTGACGCCACGCGTCAAGGCCGCATTTCTCCTTTTCCGTCCCTTTCCCCCCACTGCTGACACGTGTCAGCATTCTCGCCAAAGTTTCCTCGCGCGAACATTGCTTCCTGAAAAGTCGCTGGCCACCGTCCAGCTCAATCAAGGGAGAAAGTCGTGTCGCGGGAAAAATCAGACCCCAACAAGCTTCGCATGGTCGAGTGGCTGATCATCGCGCTCGCCTTCTATGCAACCGCACTCCTGATGCTGCAGCTCGGCCACCAGGGGCCGGTCCAGACCATCATCTGGAAACTCGGCCACGTGACGATGGGCGGCTACGCCGGTTATTGGATTGACCGCGCCGCCTTCCGCGATCGCATCCGCCAGGACAGCCAGCCGCTGGTCATGATCCGCCGCGCCATCATCATCTTCGGCGCGATGTACACCATCGGGACCGGGCTGTGACCAGGCGCATCCCCCTGTCGGTGCTGATGGCCATGGCTGCGTTGCTGTGCCGGTGCGGGGCCCCGGCATACGCCGCCGACCCGTGCGATCGCTACCGCGCCACCCTGACCCGCGAGGCCCAGGCTGTCTACGGGATCGGCGCGCCGGTGCCGGCACTGGCCGGGCAGCTGCGGCAGGAGAGCACCTGCAGGGCCGACATCACCGCCTGGGACAACGGCCGCGGGCTCGCCCAGTTCATGGACCCGACCGCTCAGCAAGTCTCCCGCACCTTCCCCGAACTGGGCGTGCCCGACCCCTACAACCCCACCTGGGCAATCCGCGCCCAGGTCCGCTTCGACAACTGGCTGGTCGCCCGCGTCAAGGGCGGTAACGCGTGCGAGCGCTGGGGCGGCGCTTTGAAGGCATACAACGCCGGACTCGGGTACGTCCAACGCGCGCAGCGGCAGTCGCCGGCGCCCGGCGTCTGGTTCGGGGCCACGGAGAACATCAACGCCGGCCAGGGCGCGAAAAACTTCGAATACTCGCGCCAGTACCCGCGAACCATCCTGTTCACCCACCAGCGCCGCTACCTGTCCTGGGGCGCGCCCCTGTGCCTCGAGGCCGCCTGATGAAAACCGCCACCGTCGTCATCGCCGTCCTGGCGTGGTCCCTGCTCCTGGGAATCGGCGGGTTCGCCCTCGGCTACTACCTGCGCGGCGCTGCCCAGGTGACAAAGGAAGCGCAAGCGCAGGACAAGGAAGTCAAGCTCAAGGCCCGGAAGGATAGCAAGGCGCTGGCCGCCGGCATCCGCACCGAGCGCGCCCAGGCAGCGACGGACACCGCCTTCCAACAGATACGTGCCAACTATGAAACCGACCAACGCAAGAACCCTGATGCTGGCTGCGTGCTTGATGCTGACAGCCTGCGCCGGTGGAACGAAGCAAACGCGCAGTCAGACGGCGGCCCCGCAAGCCAACCTGATGGTGAACTGCCCACCCCTGCCGAAAGCGAAGCCGGGGGAGAACGCGGTCGATAACCACATCGAGACGGCACGGCTGTACCGGCTTTGCCAGAACAGGACCGCCGGCTGGATCGACTGGTACAGCAGCACCGAGGAGCCCAAGTGACTGACATTTTTGACGAGGCGACCGAAGCCGAGATGCGCGAGCGCGAAGGCTTGATCGCCCAGCACCAGGCGCGATCCGCCCTGGATGCCCAGCTCGCACAGGACCGCGAAGCCGCGCGCGGCGCCGGGCCGGCGCGCTGCCTGGGCTGCGAGGAGCCAATCCCCGAAGCACGGCGCCAGGCGGTACCCGGCTGCATGCGCTGCGCCCGCTGCCAGGGGCAGCACGTGAGCCGCGAAAGCGCACCCCGTTAAACCATTAAGGAACCGCATGCAAATTAGCAACGACGATCTGGCAAGAATTCTCGGCCGCCTGGAAGCGAAACTCGATGAACAGGCCAGCACCTCCAAGCGCGTCGAGGAGGCGGTCGCCAGCGTCGACCGCAAGGTCACGCGGCGCCTGGACGAACACGACGAGCGCATCCGCAAGCTCGAAGTGACCAACCCCGAGAAGCTGTCGCAGACGGTATCCGACCATTCGAAGCGTATCGAAGCGCTGGAAAAAGGGGCCGCGCGCGCCGGCGTCATTGCGGGCCTCGGCTCGGGCGTGGCCATGAGCGTGCTGATTGCGCTGGCCCGCGAGAAGCTCGGTCTGTAATGGCAAAGGGCGCCGACATCCGCACCAAGGTGCGCAAGCATTTCGTGTTCGACCGGCTGTCGCTGGAGCAGGCGTCCAAGCTGGGCGGTGTGTCGTACACGACGGCCAAGCGCTGGAAGGAAAAGGCGCTGGCCGAGGGCGACGATTGGGACAGGCTGCGCACGGCCTCCAGCCTGAGCGGCGGCGACGTCGAGCAGCTGTCGCAGCAGATCCTGACCGAGATGCTGGTGCAGTTCAACGCCACGCTCGACCTGATCAAGGCCGACAGCGCGATGCCAGCCGTCCAGCGGGTCGATCTGCTCTCCAGCCTGATGGACAACATCCACAAGAGCATGTCGGCCATGAAGAAGTTCCTCCCGGAGGCGAACAGCCTGTCGATCGGGATGGCGGTGATTCGCGGCCTGGCCGAGTTCGTCCAGGAGAAGTACCCGCAGCACGGGGGCGTGCTGGTCGAGATACTGGAGCCCTTCGGCGAGGTGCTGCCTAAAATCCTCGCGAGTGTCAAATGATTAGCAACGACCTGACCCCCAAGGACTTCAAAAAAGAGCTGACCGACCTGGTCGGCTCTTTACGTAAGGACATCGAAGCGCACGCGGCCGGCCTGGACGGCTCGCCGGCCGCGATCCGCGCCCGCCGCAAGCGCGTGCTGTCGGGGGACTTCCAGTTTTTCGCCTACACGTACTTCCCGCACCACATCCGGGGCACGCCCTCGCTGTTCCAGGCGCAGTTCTGCCAGCGCTTTCCCCAGCTGCTCGGCCAGGCCGGCGGCGTCAAGGAGTGGTGGATCGCGCCTCGAGGCGAGGCCAAGTCGTCCATGCTCACCAAGATCGGGCCGACGTGGGTCGCGGTCCAGGCGCTGCTGCAGCGCCCGGAGGTTCGCAAGGAAGTCGGTCTTGGCGCCGCGCCGCCGTTCATCGACTACGTGATCCTGCTGGGCGCCGAAACCGTCCTGCCGACCAAGCTGATCGAGGTGGTCAAGACTGAGTTGACGGGCAACGCCGCGCTCGCGCTGGATTTTCCCGAGGCGTGCGGGCGGGGCTCAATGTGGAAAATCGGCGAGTGCGTCACCAGGACCGGCGTCAAGCTGGAGTCGTTCGGCGCCGAGCAGGCGATCCGGGGTACCTTCCACGGCGCCAGCCGTCCCAAGCTGCTCCTGGGCGACGATCTGATCACCGACGCCGAGGCCAAGAGCCCGACCGAGCGCGAGAACCGCTGGACCTGGCTGACCAAGGCCATCGACTACCTCGGCCCGCCGGACGGAACCGTCAAGTATTGCGGCGTCGGCACCATCCTGGACAAGGATGACCCGATCAGCCGCGCGAAGCGCACCATCGGCCATGTGGTCCACCACTTCCGCGCGATCGAGCGCCTGCCGGACGACATGAGCCTGTGGGCCACGTGCGAGGAGCTGATGCGCAACGACGACGCCCGCGCCGTCCAGGCGGCCGCTGAGAAGGGGCAGGTGGTGGCCGACACCGACCTGCCGTCGTTCCGGTTCTACGTGACAAATAAGGCGCAAATGGACGCCGGCGCGGTCGTGTCCTGGCCGAGCGTGCGCAGCCTGTTCTGGCTGATGCGCCAGCGCGCGACCGCGCCCAAGGCGTTCGGCACCGAGATGCAGGGCGATCCGCGCAGCGACGAGGACAAGGTGTTCGGCCACATCACATACTGGGTGCAGCGCTCGCGTGACTGGCTGCTGTTTGGCGCCTGCGACCCGTCCATGGGCAAGGGCGAAACCTCGGACCCCTCCGCGATCCTGGTCGGAGGGCTCGACCAGCGCATGAAGCGCCTGCACGTGATGCACGCGGAGATCAAGCGCCGGGTGCCGTCCAAGCTCGAGGTAGACCTGATCCGCGCGCAGCGCGAGTTCCGCTGCTTGGCCTGGGCGTTCGAGAACAACAACGCTTATGAGCATAGCCGCCAGACCTTCATGCTGGCCGGCCTGCGCGAGGGCGTGCCGTTGCCGCTCGTCGGCGTGACCGCGACCGTGGCGCCGGAGGTGCGGATCGACTCGATCGAGCCGTTCGTCACCGACCTGTTCATGCCAGGACTGGTCTTCCACGCGAGCCTGACGCAGCTGCTGTCCGAGCTGGATACCTGGCCGGCGCCGCAGACCAACCACCACTATGACGGCCTGACCGCGTTGCACCTGCTCTGGCACATCGCCATCACGCGCGGCATGGGCAAATACGAAATCCAGACCCAAGCGCGTGGCGGATCGTTCGGCGGCGCCGGCCGCGACGACGACTTCGGCGCGCAATCCAGGAGAATGATGTGAGCAAGATTCTTGACCAGCACGGACAGCCGATCGACCGGATCGTCCTCGACGAGCCGCAGACCGCGCGCATCGCGTCCGTGCAGAACCAATACCTGACGCCGATGCTGGGTGGGCTGACGCCGGCCCGCCTGGCGCGCACCCTGCTCGAGGCCGACCAGGGCAACCTGCTGGAGCAGCACCGCCTGTTCTCCGACATGGAAGAGCGGGACGGCCACATGCGCTGTGAGATGGACAAGCGCAAGAGCTCGGTTGCCGGGCTGTCCTGGGAGATCGTCCCGCCGCGCAATGCTACCGCCGCCGAGAAAGCTGCAGCCGAGTGGGTGCGCGAGACGCTGCAGGATGCGGTCGACCCGATCGAGGACATGATCCTGGCGCTGATGGATGGCGTGGGCCACGGCTTTGCACCCGTCGAGATGGAGTGGCGCAGGGAAGGCAGCGAGCTGCTGCCGACCATCCACCCACGGCCCCAGGAGTGGTTCCGCCTCAACATGGCGCGCACCCAACTGCACCTGCAGGACAGTTCCGCCGACGGCCAGGCGCTGCTGCCGTTCGGCTGGATCATGCACACCCACGGCAAGGCCAAGACCGGCTATCTCGGGCGCATGGGCCTGTTCCGCACACTGGTCTGGCCGTTCCTCTACAAGGCCTACGCCCTGGGCGACTTCGCCGAGTTCCTGGAAACCTACGGCCTGCCGATCATCGTCGGCAAGTACTTCTCCGGCGCCACGGCGGAGGAAAAGGCCAGCCTGATGCGGGCGGTGACCGCGCTCGGGCACGACGCGCGGGCCATCATGCCGAAGGATATGGAGCTGGAGATTCAGAAGATCACCGGCGGCGCTGGCGACTCCCACCACCTGGCGATGATGGAGTGGGCGGAGCGGTCGGAGTCGAAGAGCATCCTCGGCCAGACCCTGTCTGCCGACACCGGCAAAGGGGGCGGCGGCAGCTTTGCCTTGGGCAAGGTGCACAACGAGGTCCGCCACGATATCTGCAGCAGCGACGCGCGCCAGATCGCCGCCACAATCACCAGGGATTACATCTACCCGCTGATCGCCCTGAACAGGGCCGGGGTCGACGGCCTGAAGCGTTGCCCGCGCCTGGTGTTTGAACTGGACGAGCCGGAAGACCTCGCATCCTACGCCGACGCACTCCCCAAGCTGGTGGCGGTCGGGTTCCGGGTGCCGCAGGTCTGGGCGCACGAGAAGCTGCAGATACCGCTGGCGAAGGACGGCGAGGTGGTGCTGACGGTGCCAAAAGTGGTGCAAGCACTGCCCGCGCCGGCGCCGGAAGGAAAGGCGGGCCTGTCCGGCCAGGTGCCGGCGGACGCGGTGCCGGCGCTGACCGACCCGAACGCCGGCGTGGTCGACGCGCTCACTGGTGCGGCGGCGCCAGGCTGGGCGTCGCTGATCGCCGCGATCAGCGACATGGTCGACGGCGCCGCCGATCTGGCGACGCTGCAGCATGATCTCGTCCAGACCTTTGGCGGGCAACCGCAGGAGCAGCTGGTCAAGCTGATGGCTGCAGCGTTCGCCCTGGCGGAGCTCAAGGGCATGGTCGACGTGCAGGACGGGGCGTGAGATGCCGTTCCAGGTAGGCAAGAACACCCCATTCGAGGAGCAGCTGGCGTTCTTCAAGGCCAAGCTGAACCTGCCCACCGAGCGCTGGGACGACATCATGCGCTCGGCCCACGACCGGGCGTTCGTGGTTGCCGGCGCAGCCAATGCCGACCTGCTGGCGGACCTGAACGCAGCGGTGCAGCGCGGGATCGAGACCGGCAGCGGGCTGGCGGCGTTCCGTAAAGACTTCCAGCAGATCGTGCAGAAGCACGGCTGGACCGGCTGGACCGGGGAAGGCACGGCTGCCGGCGAAGCGTGGCGCACCAGGATCATCTACCAGACCAACACGGCGACGAGCTACGCGGCCGGGCGCTGGCAGCAGCTGAAGAATCCCCAGCTGCTCAAGGTCAAGCCCTACTGGCAGTATGTCCACGCCGATGGCGTCGCCCACCCCCGGCCCTTGCACGTCTCCTGGCACGGCCTGGTGCTGCCGCATGACCACGAGTTCTGGACGACCCACTTCCCGCCCAACGGCTGGATGTGCCACTGCCGCGTGGTCGCGGTCGATGCCAAGGCCTATGCCGCGGCGGCTGACGCTGGGAAGGCGTCGCCGCCCGAGGGCTGGCAGGCCATCAACCCCAAAACCGGTGCGCCGGTCGGGATCGACAAGGGTTTCGATTATGCGCCAGGCGCGCGCGCGAACGCGCCGCTGCAGTCCCTGGTCGACGACCGGCTGACCAGGCTGGCGGCGCCGATCGGCTCGCGCCTGTACCAGGCAATGCAGCCGGTGCTGCAGGCGGAACAGTCGGCGGCGTACCGTGGCTTTGTCGAGACGGTGCTGGCCGATCCTGTCGGGCGCGGCCGGAGCATGATCGCCGGCGCGGTCGCCCCGGACATCCTGGAATGGCTGGCGGCGCGCGGCTCGGCGCCGGCCAGCGCCGAGATCGTGCTCGAGGACGTGTTGCTCGCCAGTAGCGCCCCACGCGGCAAGGCCGGCGAGGCGTTCCTGGGCGCTGCGGAATGGCTCGCCCTGCGCGATGCGCTGGCCGAGCCGCTCGAGGTGCTGTTCGATACCAGGAGCGGAACGCTCATATATATAGTGCTGGCGGGCGAAGGGCAGGCCGGCAAGGTGGCGGTCGAGCTCGCCTTCGGCCAGCAGCAGGCCGGCGAGGTCAACCGGCTGATAAGCGCGTCCAGTGTGCAGGACGGTGCGATCGCCGCCGGCCTGCGTGACGGGTACCTCGTTAAAGTGCAGGGCGGGTGACATGGTCGGCAAGTACATCGAGGTAGCCAGCGGCCCCGTCGACCAACTGCTCGCGCAGCTGGTCGAGCGTGTCGGCGACACGGAGCCGTTCCTGCGCAGCCTGGGCGAGAAAATGGCCGAGCGGATCAAGGGGCGGTTCGAAACCAGCCAGGCGCCGGACGGGACGCCCTGGAGGGCGAACAGCGCGGCCACGCTGGCCAGGTACATCCAGTCGCGCGGCGGCAAGGCGCCCGGGGCGAAGCGCAAGGGGGCCGCGGTGCCGGGCAAGAAGCCGCTGATCGCCAGCGGCGAGATGGCGCGCGGCATCCACTACCAGGTGGGCGACGACAGCCTGCTTGTGGCATCGCCGGCGCCGCAAGCCTTCATGCAGCACTTCGGCGGGACCAGGGCGCAATTCCCGCACCTGTGGGGTGACATCCCGGCACGGCCGTTCTTTCCGATCCAGCCGGACGGCACGCTGTACCCGGTTGAAGAGGAAGCCATTGTCGACGCACTGCGGGACTACCTCGGCCACGGGTAGAATCATGGTCAGCATTGAACGGACCCTGAAATGGGGAATCCGACGATCTGAGCCTCCGAAACCATCGCGGTAGGGCATCCTGTCGAATTCGCGGCGTTAAACGCCCGTAGGCGCGTTAGACACGCGTTAATTCCGAAGCGCGGCGCGAATGCCAGCCGGAAATTTAAATTTCCAACTGTTTTTTAATTCCGCAAGGCACTGCTGACACGTGTCAGCATGTTGTGGCACGCCCATCGCTGCGACGATGGCGTCATGCCTAAACGCACTCCAACCCCCACTTCAACGCCCTTCGGCATTGCCGCCTGCTCCCTGGCCATCACGCCTGGGCGCGAGCTGCAGCTGCTGCCGGCCGGCTCGTTCAGGGGGCGCGACGGTCGGCCGTTTGACGCGCCGGGCTGGTTCATCGACGGCGCGCTGGCGCAGCTGCTCATCTCAGCAGCGGACGCGCGCGGCACGCCGTACGTGCTCGACTACGAGCACCAGACGCTGCTGGCCAAGAGCAACGGCCAGCCGGCGCCGGCGGCCGGGTGGTTCAAGCAGCTGGAGTGGCGCGACGGCGTCGGCCTGTTCGCCATCGACGTGGAATGGACCGACCGCGCCGCCGGCATGATCGCCGCGGATGAGTACCGCTACATCTCGCCCGTCATCGGCTACGACAAGACCACCGGGGCTGTCACCTCTCTATATATGGCTGCGGCCACCAACAACCCCGCGATCGACGGGATGAGCGAAGTCCTGCTCGAGGCGGCGGCGCTCCACTTTTCCTTTTCCCAACCCACACCTCTTTCGGAGGAAGTAAGCATGAACATCGAAGAACTGCTGGAGCAGCTGCGCTGGATGTTGAACCTGCCCGTCGGCGCAACCGCCGAGGACATCAAAGCCCACCTGCAGAAGCTGATCGACCAGATCAAGACCGACAATCCGTCTGCGACGGCCGCCGCCTCGTTCGACCTGATCGGCCATCTGGCCCGCCAGCGCGAACAGGTCGCCAGCCTGAGCGCGGCCATCCCTGACCCGGCCAAGTTCGTGCCGGTCGCCACGATGACCGCCCTGCAGGGCCAGGTCGCCGCGCTGTCGGCCGAGCTGAACGGAGGTCGCGTCGACAAGGCCGTGAAGGACGCGCTCGCAGCCGGCAAGCTGCTGCCCGCCCAGGAGCCCTGGGCGCGCGAGTTCGGCACGAAGGACTTCGCCGCGCTGTCGGCCTACCTGGACAGCGCGCCGCCGATCGCCATCCTGTCCGGCATGCAGAGCAACACCGTGACCCCACCGAAGGGTGGCGTGGCCGCGCTGACGGCCAACCAGAAGGACCTCTGCCGGGTGATGGGCGTGCCGGAGGAGGACTTCCTGAAGACCCTGCAGGCGGACGCCGCGTCCTAACTGCCGGCGACGTTTCCCCCTTTACTCACCTGGAGATATATAGATGGTTGCTTTGACCTCTTCGCGTGCCACCCCGCAAAAGGGCACCGAACTTGCCGTGTTCCCGGTCGCGGCCGGCGTAAAGATTTACGGCGGCTCGCTCGTCGCGCTGAACGCTGCCGGCTACCTGGTGCCCGGCACCACGTCGACCACCCTGCGTTACCAGGGCCGTGCGGAAGACTTTGCCGACAACACGGGCGGCGCTGACGGTGCCAAAACTCTCGCAGTGCGGCGCAAGCAGGCCTTCAAGTTCGCGAACTCCCAGGTGGACCCGCTGGGCCAGGCCGACGTCGGTAACACGGTCTACATCGTGGACGACCAGACGGTGGCCAAGACCAACGGCGCGGGCACCCGCTCCGCCGCCGGCAAGTTGCTCTCGCTCGAATTCGACGGTGTCTGGATCGAGTAGCACCCGCCAACCGCAGTAAACCTTTCCATTAGGACTTCGCGAAACATGAAAAAAACCATCTTCAAGACTCTCGCCTGGGTCGTCCTGGGCACCCTGGCGGCCTTCGGTTGCAGTGCCGTGTACGCGGCCGCTTCCGGTCCCGCCCTCGGCCAGGCGAGCGATCTCGTGCCGCAGCTGGGCCTCGGCGGCGCGCCGGCTATCGCCATGGGCGGCCTCCTGGTTAACAAGGAAACCGTCGGCAACCTGTTCACCAGCCTGAAAACCACCTTCAACAATGCCTTCTCGGCCGCCCCCTCGGACTGGGAGCAGATCGCGATGAAGGTGCCGTCGACCACCGGCCAGAACGATTACGCCTGGCTGAGCAAGTTCCCGCGCATGCGCCTGTGGATCGGCGAAAAGTCGATCAAGGCGCTGTCGCTGTTCAAGTATGTGATCGTGAACACCGACTTCGAGGCGACCGTCGAGGTCGACCGCAACGACATCGAAGACGACAACCTGGGCATTTACCTGCCGCAGGCGACGGCAGCCGGCGACTCCGCCAAGCAGCTGCCAGACGAGATCATCGCCGACGTGGTGAACGGCGCTTTTGTCACCAAGTGCTACGACGGCCAGTACTTCTTCGACGTCGACCACCCCGCCAAAGACGATACCGGGGCGGACATCTCGGTCGCCAACATGTTCGACAAGAAGCTGAGCATCGCCAGCCTGGCGGCTGTCCAGGCCAGCATCGGCGCCGCCGAGACCGCCATGATGGAGTTCAAGGATGACGAGGGTCGCCCGCTGAACATCAAGCCGAACGTTCTGATGGTGCCGCCGGCACTGAAGGCCACCGCGAACACCCTGGTCACCACCGACCGCCTCGAGGACGGCGTCCCGAACCCGTACAAAAACGCCTTCACGGTGCGCGTCGACGCACGCCTGAAGTCGCGCACTGCCTGGTATCTGCTGGATACGACCAAGCCCGTCAAACCGTTCGTCTACCAGGAGCGCAAGGCGCCGGTCTTCGTCCAGCAGACCGACCCGCAGGCCGACGACGTGTTCAACCGCAAGAAGTTCAAGTTCGGCGCCGAAGCCCGGGCGGCCGGCGGCTACGGCTTCTGGCAGCTCGCCTACGGCTCGACCGGCACGGTCGCGCCAGTCTGAATGCCCTCCTGAGCGCATAGGCTCCCCGCCCGGATCGCCGGGCGGGTAAGCCAGGCGGAACGCACAAAACAACATTCGGAGTCGACATGGAAAAAAACGCATCGGCCGCCTCAGCTCGGAGGGGCGGCAAACCCTCGCAAAAGGGCGCCCCGACCGCTGGCGCCCAGGAACTGCAACCGAGCACCACGGCGGGCGGCGGCCAGCTGCAGGCGGGCCAGCCGGGGTCGGCGGAGGGTCAGCTGCAGTCGGACCCGGCCTCGGCCGGCTCCCATTCGCACCAGGGCGAGGACAGCGCTGGCGGCCAAAGCCAGCAGGCCGCAGCGGTGGCCAGTGGCGCAAGCGCCGACAAGACGAGCGTCGTTTCACCCCCAAGCATCTATGGTCTCGAGGTGACATCCAGGCAGGAGGGATTCCGCCGCGCTGGTCGCGCCTGGAGTACCACGCCGACCGTGATCGGGTTTTCTGAGATCAACGAGGAACAGGCTTTGCAGCTGAAGAACGAGCCGATGCTGTCGATCCGCCCGGTGTTGTTACCGGTCTGCGAGGAACCATAACCAATGCCGTACCTCGACCGATCCGCCCTGGAGCAGCGCTACGGCGTGGAGGAAGTGGCCCAGCGCCTCTCCGCGCTGGCCGAGGGCTCCCTCGACACGATCGTGACCGACGCCACCTCGATGATCGACGGCTACCTGGCCAGCCGCTACACGCTGCCGCTGTCGCCCGTCCCGGAAGCCCTGGTGGCCAATGCCTGCGCGATCGCCAGGTACAAGCTCCTGGGAGACGCGGTGACCGAGCATGCCCGGGACGAGTACCGCGATGCCGTTGTCTGGCTGCGCGACATCGCCGCCGGCCGCGTCGTCCTGCAGGAGTCCGCCCCGGTTCCTGGTAACGCGCCTGACACCGTCGTCATGCTCGCGCCCACGGAGCGGGTGTTCGGGCGGAGCGGCCGGCCATGATCGAGCAGCTGGTCGAGCGGATCAAGACGACGGTGCCGGCGTTGCGCCTGGTCGGCCGGGCTGCGGAGTTCCAGGCGGCGGTCGAGAGCAACCCCAAGGTGACGCCGGCGTGCTACGTGGTTCCGATCCTGGAGCAGCCAGGGCCGAGCGTCGACGCCGACATCATGCAGCAGCGGATCACCGTGACGGTGGGCGTCATCTTCGTGGTCCGCAACGTGGGGGACACGGTCGGCGCTGCCGCCAGTGCCGATCTGGAGGGGCTGCGCCGCGCGGTGCGCGACCAGGTGTACGGATGGGTGGCCGCGCCAGGGATGGACCCGTTTGAACGCGGGACCGGGCACCTGCTGACTTTCCGGGACGGCCACGTGTGGTGGCAAGACCTTTTCATTACTTCCTACTTTGACAGGAGCGTGCTGTGAGCACAGAAAAAACGGACGTCCAGGCAGCGGTGCCAAATGCCCTGCAGGACTTCACCAACTGCCCCGAATGGGGCAAGGGCGGGCAGTTCGCCTATGACCCGATCACCAAAACCCGCACCCGCATCGACACTGACCCGGCCCCGGCCGGCGAGCCCGCAGTTGCCATCCAGGGCGATGTCGGCAGCACCGAGGCGGCTGAAGCAGCACCGGTCGCCACAACCACCACCACGGTAAAGAAAGGGGCCGCACGTGCCTAATCTGATCTCGTCCCCACGCAGCTGGAAGAGCAAGGCGCTCCTGCTCAAGCTGGAAGCCACGTATGGCGTGGACTCGAACCCAGCCGGCGCGACCGACTGGATCGAAGCGCGCAACATGAAGCTGACCCCGATCGACCCGGACACGGTCCAGCGTGACGTCGAATTGCCGTACGAGGGCAACGCCGGCAGCGTCCTGGTGGGCTTCTGGGCAAAGCTGTCGTTCGACGTGGCCATGATCCCGTCGGGGGTCGTCGGTACGGCCCCCAAGTGGAATGCCGCCATGCTGGCATGCGGCACCGCCTCGACCGTTACCGCCGCCACCTCGGTCGCTTACAACCTGGTCAGCGCCGCCTATCCCAGCGTCGTCGGCTACCTGAACATCTCCGGCGTGCTGCACAAGCTGCTGGGGATGCGCGGCAACGCCAAGGCCAGCCTGCAGGCCAAGGGCACTCCCAAGCTGAGCTTCGACTATGACGCCCTGTACGTCACGCCCGTCGTCGGGGCGATGCCGACCGTGACGCGGACGGGCTGGCCGATCGAGGAAGGCGTTAACAGCGCCAATAGCGGGCCAGCGACGATTAACGGTGTGGCCCTGTCCTGGTCGGCCCTGGATTGGGACTTTGGCCAGAAGACCAGCAGGATCGACCTGCCGGGGCCGCAGAAGGAAATCATGCTCAGCGGCCGTACCCCGTCCGCATCGGTCACCGTGCTCGCCCCCGATCTGCCTAGTTTCAACCCGTTCACCTTGGCGGAAAGCAACCTGGTCGTCCCGTTCAGCGCGATCCACGGCAGCGTGGCCGGCAAGAAGATCAAGACCGATATGCAGGTGCAGGTGACCAACGTCGAGTACGACCAGATCGAGGGCAAGGCCGCGTACAAGCTCACCATGGCGCCGGCGCCGGTCGTCGGCAACGACGAAATTGCACTGACCTGCCTGTAATTCGCTGCTCCTCCACCGCGGGGAGCAGTTTCTCCACCATATATATAGAGGAACCTCATGTTTTCGATCGCCGTCAACGAGCAATACCCGACCATTGTCGAAGTGGAAATCCCGACCGGCAACGGCAAGGCCACCAAGCACGCCTTCACGGCAATGTTCAAGCGGCTCTCCCAGAGCGAGCTGGACGAGGTACATCGCCGGCTTAATTACGAACGCCTGAACGTGGGCGAAGAGCTGCTGAAGGACGACGAGCTGCTGCAGCAGGTATTGGTCGGTTGGGACGGGATCATGGACAAGAGCGGCGCCCCACTCCCATTCAACGCTGAAACCATGGCGGAGGTGCTGGAGGTGTTCCCGGTCCGGCCGACCCTCGTCAATGCGTTCTTCGGCTCGATCAAGACGAGCAAGCGAAAAAACTAGAAGGCGCCGCAGGGTGGTGGGGCCGGGTCATCGGCGGCGCGAATGACAACAGCAGCGGCCCCCGCGTCGTCAGCGACGAGCTGGCCGAGGACATGACGTTCTTCGGCGCGGCCGACGAGATCGCGGAAGCGCCCAGGGAGGGAGAGGTCGAGCCCGAGCGGTACCAAGTCTGGTCCGATAACTGGCCCACCCTGCAGATCTTCCTCCGGCTCCACAGCAAGTGGAACATCGTCGCCACCTCCGACGGCGAAATGGTCAGGACCGGTATCTGGTGGCCGAACATCGAGGGGATCCTCCGCAACACGAACGGAATTCCGCGTCGAAAGTGGCCCGAGATCACCGCCGACCTCGAGGCGATGGAGGACGCGGCGCTGCTGGTGATGAACAAGGCCCGCAGCGAGCGCCGGCGCAAGCGGCAAGAGGAACTGGATGCCGCCAAGGCCAGGAATTCACAGTAAGGGATAGCGTCATACATGAGCAACAACCAGGTCGAGTATGGAATCCGCATCAACGTCAGCGGCAATCGGGCCTCTTCTGATGCCATCGACCAGGTCGCCGTGTCGACCGACAAGCTCACCACTGCCAGCGAGAAGGCCGGCCAGTCCCTGACCGTCGTCAACGGCCAGATGAACGATACGGCCGTCATGATGCGCAAGAGCGCCGAGGCGACCAGCCTGGCGAGCGAGGCGGCCCAGAAGTTCCTGGCGCCGCTGCAGCGGGAGATCGACCTGTTCGGCGCCAGCCGGGCCGAGGTGGAGCGTTACAAGGCATCCAAGGCCGGGCTTTCGTCCGTCGTGCAGCAGCAGGCCGCCGCCCTGGGCGCGTCGATCGACGCGATGCACCGCGACGAGCAGGCCGCGCGGCTGCTGGCAGCCGAAGAGGACCGGGCAGCCAAGGCCGCCGAGCAGTTCCTCAACAAGCTCAAGGAACAAGTTGCGGTGCTGGGCATGAACACGGCCCAGCTGCAGGCCCACCGCGCGGCGCAGCTCGGCGTCTCGGATGCGGCCGCGCCGCTGATCGCCAAGCTATCCGAGGCCGGGGCCGGTGCCCACTCAGCAGGCAAGCACATGGAGGGGCTGAACTTCCAGACAGTCGGCGCGCGCCGCGAGCTGCTCGTCCTGATGCACGAGCTGTCCCAGGGGAACATCAAGAATTTTGGTGGATCCATGATGGTCCTGGGCGAGCAGACCGGCGCCGCCGGCTTGCTGTTCAGCGCGGCCGGCCTGGCAGCAATCGGCCTCACGGCTGCGGTGGTCGGTGTCGGCTATGCCGTCATCAAGGGCGCAGCCGAGCAGCGTGCGATGAACAACGCGCTGATCGAGACCGGCACCTATGCCGGCGTCACCGGCGATTCACTCAACGCCATGGCACACGCAGCGGTCGAAACCGGCGGCAGCATCCGCGAAGCGAAGAAGGCGGTGACCGAGCTGGCCGCTACCGGGAGATTTACCGGCGACCAGATCGGCTACATTGCCGACGCCGCGATCGCCATGGAGCATGCCACCGGCAAGTCGATCGAAAAGACCATCAAGGAGTTCGAATCTCTGGCGGTCCAGACCAGCGGCAACAGCCTGCGGGCGACCGAGGCGATCTCGCGCGCGGCGCTCAAGCTGGACGATCAGTACCACTTCCTGACCGAGTCAGTCTACGAACAAATCCGCGCCCTGGAAAAGGAAGGCGACCAGAAGGGAGCGTCGGCGCTGGCCACCGAAACTCTGGCGAAGGTCACCAAGGAGCGCGCCGAGGAGATGGTCAGCAACCTTGGTTATGTCGCACGTGGCTGGCATGCGGTCACGGAAGCGATCGGCGGGGCGGTCGACAAGATTGGCGAATGGGGATCGAAGAGCCCGGGCAGGATCGTTGATCGGTACGTGGCCGAGTTGCAGGCCTTCGACAAGGCTGTGCGGGGCGACCATACGCGCAACGGCATCGACCCGGACAAGCTGACCGCTGGCGAAGAGCGTGCACGCGCCGCCATCGTCAATGACCTGACCAAGGCGGTCATCGAGAAGAACAAGGCCGACGCCGCGGCGATCGCGCAGGGCGAGACCCAGCGCGCCCAGTCCGAAGCGGCGCACGCGGCCTCTCGCATCGAGCAGGACGACGTCCGCCTAGGCAAAAAGGGTATGTCCGAGCTGGACGACGCGATCCAGAAGTACGGCGAGGACCTCGCCAAGCTCGCGGCTGCCAACCCGGGCAGCAAGCTGCTCGACCAGGACGAAGTCAACAAGCACATGGCGTTGATCCTCAAGGCGCACACCGCAGCCGCGAAGGGCAACGACGACCGGGCCAAGCTGCTGCAGGACGCACTGACGATCGAGCAGACCGGGCTGGATCGCGAGAGGTCGATCTACGAGGCGCGCGACAAGATGCTGTCGCTCTATCACTCGAAGTTCGGCCTGTCGGACGACGACTTCTACGCCGGCCGCGCCGCCGCGCGCGCCGAATACATCGCCTCCGAGGCAATCACCTATGCCCAGGAGACGGCGCTGGTCCAGGGCGCGATCGCCAGGACCCCGCAGGAGGTGGCGGCCCGGAAGGCCAAGTACGACGAACTGGTGAAGGCGCACCAGAAGTTCGTCGACGACATGCGCAATGCGGGCGGCGAGGACGTGCTGAGCCAGATGGCGGCCAGCGACGCCATCGTCAGGCAGTCGGACGACACGATCAACAAGTACATCTCATCGCTCGACCAGGAGGCGCAGAAGCTCGAGGATGCCAACAAGGGCCACGAGCTGTCGCGGGCCAGCGTTGAGCGTGAGACGGTCGCCCGGCTGGATCTGGCGATCGCGTACGAGAAGCAGTGGCTCCTGGAGCAGTCGCTCGTAGCGGCTACCGCTGATGAACTCGCCCAGGGCCAGGCGGTACTCAAGTTTCTCGAAGACCAGCGCACCGCGCGGCTGCGCATCGCTCAGGCGCTGGACCAGGCTGACGCCGACAAGGCTGCCAAACACGCCGCCCAGAAGGCCGCCCAGGAATGGGATACCACGGCAAAGCACATCCAGACGACGCTGGCCGACGCGATCATGAACGGTGGAGCCAACGCCTGGAAGAAGCTCAAGACTGCGATCGCCCAGCAGGTCCTGCAGGTGCCGCTCCAGTATATCGGCAACACGGGTGCCTCCTTCATGGTGCCAAACGCGCCGCAAGCTTCGAGTGCGCTGGGTGGCAGCACGGGATCGGGCGCGATCGGCGCCGCCCAGACCGCCTCCAGCCTGTACAAGATGGTCAGCGGTGGTCTCCTCGATGGCGCCGGTACCGCAATTGCCTCCGCCGGAACCCTGTTCGGTTCGAGCGCGTTGTCGGCCTTCGGTGCTGGCTTTGCTGGCAATGCGGCCGGCACCACCATGACTGCCGCCGAGATGTTCCAGGGCATGGGCATGACGACCGAGGCGAGCGCCGCCAGCGCGGGGTCGGCGGCCGCCAGCTATGCCGAGGTCGGCGCGGGCCTGATCGCCGGGCACTACATCGGCGGTGCCATCTCGAATGGCTACGGAAGCCAGTCGACCACCAACGTTTCCCAGGCCATCGGGACCGCGATTGGCGCTTACCTTGGTGGGGCTGGTGGCGCGGCCATCGGCGCGGCCATCGGCGGCGCCGTTGGCGGCCTGTTGAACCGCGCCTTCGGGATGGGCGAGAAGAAGACGACCCAGGGAGTCGAGGGCAATATCACCAGCACCGGTACGACCGGCAACGCATTCGAGAACTGGACCCAGGAGGGGGGCTGGTTCCGGAGCGACAAATCGGGCGGCAGCACGTCGGCACTCCCGACTGACCTCGCCAACTCGTTCACCGCTGGACTCGCCGCGCTCAAGGCCGCGAGCGCGGGTTTTGCCAAGTCGCTCGGCGTCGATGCGGACAGCATAGCCGACTACCAAAAAACGTTCCGTTTCAATTTCTCGGCAACCGACACGGCCGCGAACCAGAAGATCATCACCGACTTCTTTATCAGCGTCGGCGACGATCTTGCTACCCGCCTCGTGCCGAGCCTGTCGCAATTCCAGCGCACCGGCGAGACCGCAGCGGCCACACTGCAGCGCCTGTCCGGCGAGTTCCAGGTCACCGACCAGATCGCGCAGCTGATGGGGAAAACGTCGGCGGAGGTGTTCGGCAAGCTGGGCATCGAATCGGCGGCGGCGCGCGAGCGCCTGATCGACCTCGCTGGCGGCGCGAGCACCCTTGCTCAGCAGGCCGCGGGCTATGCGCAAAACTTCTTGAGCGAGGCCGAGCGCCTGGCGCCGGTGAGCAAAGCGGTTGCCGCCGCGATGGCCGAACTCGGCCTGGCCGACATCACCAGCCGCGAGCAGTTCAAGGCGCACGTCGACCAGCTCGTGTCGTCCGGCGCCGTCCTGACCGAAGCCGGTGCCAAAGAATTCGCAAGCATGATGCAGCTGGAGGACGCGTTCGCCCAGGTGCACCCTGCGATCGAGGCTACGACGGCGGCCGTGCGCTCCCAGGCGGACGTGCTGGCCGAGCGTGCGGACCTGCAGCAGCAGCTTGACGAGCTGACCCTCTCCTCGACCGCACTGCTGAAAAAGCAGCGCGACGCCCTGGACGAAACGAACAGGGGCTTGTTCGACCAGGTGCAGGCAGCCCACCAGGTCGACGCCGCGCGCACGGCACTGACGGAGGCTTACCAGCGTGAGGCCGATGTAATCAAAGCCACCCAGGATCGCATGAGTTCCTTCGCCAGCAGCCTGCGCGCGCTGCACGACAACGCGCTGCTGGGCGACCTGTCGCCCTTGACCCCCCAGCAGAAATACGCCGAGGCCAAGGCTCAATACGAGCGCACGCTCGCCGGGGCACGCAATGGCGACGCGACCGCCCAGGCGAACTATGACCAAGCCTACAACGCGTTCCTGACCGCTTCGCGCACCGTCAATGCCAGCGGCGGCCAGTACCAGGCCGACTTCGCGTACGCCCAGCGGGCGACCGAGGAGGCGGCGACGTGGGCCGAGCAGCAGGTCGACGTGGCGAAGGCGAGCCTGGATGCGCTTGAGGCGCAGGTGTCCGGCCTGGTCGACGTGAAGGACGCGGTGCTGTCCGTGCACGAGGCGATCGCCGCGCTGGCCGATGCGATGGGGGCCGATGGCGCCGAGGTGGTCGGGGGCGCCCAGGCGCGCGCGATCGAGGCGCTGTACCAGTCACTGCTGGGCCGGGACGCTGACCAGGGCGGCCTGCAGTTCTGGCAGCGCCAGATGGCGCAGGGCGCCAGCGTTGGTGATGTCGGCTCCCTGATCAGCCAGAGCGACGAGTACGGGGTCGAGGGCCTCTACAAGTCGATGCTTGGCCGCTTGGCCGACAAGGCCGGCATGGACTACTGGCTCGAAACGATGCACAACGGTGCAACGCTCACCGACGTCCGCGATGCCATCAGCAAGAGCGATGAGTACTCGCTTTACAACCCCGGCGGCGCGGCGACCGAGCCGGCCGCCTATGGGATCGACTACAGCGCGATGGGCACCGCGCCGGCGCTGATGTCCTTGGTCAAAGACCTGCGCGAGGACAACAAGGCCCTGACCGCCCAGGTGGTGGGCTTGCGGGCTGACCTGAGCCAGCAGACCGGCGACCAGATCAACGCCACCTTCCGTGCCAGCGACGAGTCAGCCAACAAGATCGCCGATGCGACAGCACTGGCTGTGCAGTCGGCCGCGGCGAAAGAAACAAGGGTGATCCCGGTATGACCGATGACCAATTCCTTGCCTGGCTGAAGAGCCAGGGCAAGTTGCACACCGTGCTGATCGAAGCGACCGCCCGCGTCGACGGCGTCGAGACGACCATGCACATGGCCACGATCCCGTACAACACCTCGCCAGGCGACCTGCCGGCCAATACGCGCTACCAGCCGATCGCCTCGGTCGGGGTGCTCTTCACGGAAGTTTTGTCACTGACCGGTGACGGTGCGCTGTCGGCCGGCGAGATCGACATCGAGAACTTTAACGGGGCGCGTGACGCATGGCTGGACTATGTGTGGACGAACCGCCCGATCCGCGCCTACATCGGTGACGTGCGCTGGCCGCGCGCCGACTTCCGCTTGATCTTCGACGGGATCGTCGCCGACATCGCGCCGCGCGGGGCGGATAAGCTCGCGCTAAAGCTGCGCGACAAGCTGCAGCGCCTGAATGTCTCGGTGTCGGAAGACAAGCTGGGCGGCGCCGGGGCCAACGCCGACGCGCTGCTCCCCCTCGCCTTTGGGGAGTGCCACAACGTCACGCCGCTCCTGGTCGATCCGGCCAATTACACGTACCAGGTGCACGCCGGCCCGATCGAGCGCGTGATCGAGGTGCGCGATAACGCTATTCCACTGGAAGAGGCCGCGGTGACCGTCGACGCGGCGGCCGGGCGCTTCACCCTGAAGAACAAGCCGGCGGGAACCGTCACGGCATCGGTGCAGGGTGACAAATCCGGCGTGTACCGCTCCACGATCACCCAACTCGTGCAGCGCCTTGTGACCGGGTATGGCAAGCCGGAAGACCGCTTCACCGACGATGATCTCGACCTTGCCGCCCTGGCGGCATTCGATGCGGCCCACCCGCAACCGGTGGCGCTGTACCTGTCGGAGCGGGTCAACGTGCTCACCGCCTGCCAGCAGCTGGCCGGCAGCGTCGGTGCGCAGCTGTCGATGACCGGCCTCGGGCGACTGCGCCTGGTGCAGGTCGCCCTGCCCGCCGGCGGCACCCCAAGGGTGATCCGCCCCGCCCAGGTGGTCGAACGCTCCCTGGTGCCGGTGAGCCGCACCGACGCGGTGGCCGCCGTCAAGCTGGCCTATTGCAAGGAATGGACAGTCCAGACCGGCCTGGTCACGACCATCCCGGAGGAGCACAAGAATCTCTTCGAGACCGAATGGCTGACCGTAACGCGCGGCGACGACGCCGTGCGCGCGGCACGCAAGCTGCAGGGCGAACCGGTACAGCAGGAGACGCTGCTGCTGTGCCGGGCTGACGCCGAGGACGAGGCGCAGCGCCGGCTCGAGTTCTGGAAGACGCCGCGCACGACCTATGAATTTGAGGGGCTCCCCGAGCTGCTCACCCTCCAACTGGGCGACGCGGTGACGGTCTACTACGGGCGGTATGGGATGAACAACGGGGTGACCGGCATGGTTATTTCGCGGGCGCCTGACTGGGATACTGGCCACGTTAAGATCGGGTTTATCGTATGAGCGCCATCGTCAACGATCGCGACCTGATCCTGCAGGGCGCCGAGGTACGGGACACGGGCGCTGCGGCCCGCAAGCTGCTGCTGACGATGGACGCGCCCCTTTTCCACGTCGCCCTGGATGGCGCCGGGACGCCGGGGGCCATCACGTTCACCGCAACCCTGGTGTCGATTCCGGCAAGCCCGGAGGACATCGCTTTCAGCGCCATCCCCGAAGTGCCGCTGACCGGTACCGGTGCGACGCGGACCCTTGCATTCGCTGACATGGCCGCCCCGAGCGTCACGATATCGGCAACCGTGAACTACAACGGGGTGGCCTACTCGGCGCACCAGGTCATCAACAAGGTCAAGGACGGCACGCCTGGGTCGCCTGGGACGCCCGGCGTCGGTACGGCTGGGCCGCGCGGCGCCGGGCAGTTTTATGCGTCCGGGACCGGATGGACCGACGCGCTTGCCGACGTTACCCCGCCAGGCGGCAAGGTCGTGGGCGATCGCGTCACCATCTCGGGTGGCACCTTCGTGATGACGAAATACTGGACCGGCTCGGCTTGGGTCGCGGACGGCACGATCATCGACGGGAACCTGATCGTTACCAACTCGATCACCGCTTCGAAGATCAACAGCAACGGGCTGACCATCCGCGATAACGCGGGCAACATCATCTTCGGCGCTGCGACGGCGCTGGACTGGTCGCGGGTCGGCGGGGTCAACAGGCCTGCCGATGGCGCCACCAGGGTGACCAACACCAACCAGTTGACCGATGGCGCCGGCTTGGGCTTGACCGCCAGCTGGAGCAACATCAGCGGCGTCTTGGCGAACCTGGCGAGCCTGAACGGTAGCGAGGAGCTGCGCAATTCCAGGGTAACGCTCGGCGGCATTGGTTACACCGGTGATCCTGCTGCGACCCGGAACACGGGGCCATTCGCCGTATTGGATGGAAAGATCACGGCCGCGATCGCCGGCAGCTATTTCGCGGCCAACGCGATCGATGGCACCTACATCGCCAATCTCGCGGCAGACAAGATCGTGGCAGGCACCCTGGCCGCTGGCGTCATCTACGCCGGCACCGTTAGCGCCAGCAAGGTCACGGCGGGTACCCTTGCATCGCTCAGCATCAACTCCGGCAGCGGCAAATTTCAAGTGGACGGTTCGACGGGAACGACCTACGCCTATGACTTCACCTGTTTTGGCGGGAAATTCAACAACATCAACAGCTTCAGCGGCCCGGCGATCAGCGCCACCGTGGTGCTCAGCACGACTTCGCCGTGCATCAGCGCCACTGGCCAGAACGGCCCGGGCGTGTATGGGGAATCGTATAGCGGCAGCGGCCTGTCCGGGCTGTCCGGCGGCGGCGGCGGCTCATCCGGTGAGGTCGGCTCCTACAGGGGGTATGACTTCTACGCCAGCGGTTCGGCCGTCAATTACGGTCCCTTTACTGGCTCCCACGACGGCTTGGTACCGAACGGCGCCGAGTTCGAGCTGGGCGACCTGATGGTCGACGTGGACTGTGTGGCCGAGCGCGGCTGGTCCAATACCCTGTTCACCGTGGAGCGGTCGAGCGAGCCATACCAGCGCGGCGTGCGCGGCCCGGTCGCGCTGATCATCGGGCCACTGGTCGACCATGCGCCTGCCGCCATGATCGAGGCGAATTGGCGCCGCAGCGACACCAACGACCTGGACACCCACATGGAGATCATGGGGGCCAGCTACTACGAGCTGGCCGACAGCCATACCGTTGTCGCCTTCAACGCCGTGGGCGAGGGGCGCATCAAGGTGTGCGGCGAGGGTGGGCCGATTCAGGCCGACGATCTGCTGGTCACGTCCAGCATCCCGGGCGTGGCAATGCGCCAGGCCGATGACCTGGTGCGCGGCTACACGGTGGCCAAGGCGCGCGTGGCGAAATGCGGTCTGATCGAGTTCGCCGATCCGAGCGAGGTCAAGGCCATTCCTTGCATTTACCTGGGAGGCTGACAGTGCCAAACCTTCGGATCATTTACGACAATGCCGCGGATCGCTCCGTGATCGTCGCCTCGAGCGCGGCAAGCAGCGACATGGGCGTCGCCAACGTCTACACCGACATCAAGTCGGACGTCTGGCGCAGCATCGGGACCACCGCCACGCTAACGGCGACCTGGCCGGCGCGGGAAACCATCGGCGGGGTGGTCCTGCCGTTCTGTAACCTCAGCTCGCGGGCAACGATCCGTGTTCGCGGGTATGCGGAAGTGGCCGATGCGGCACCGCTATTCGATACCGGCGCGGTCTACGCCTGCCCGGCGCCGGTCCTCGGGATGTGGAACTGGGGTGCCGAGCCCCTGGGCTCCAATTCGTTCGCTTACGGTGGTGGCACCTACGGGCGGGTGTGGATCCCCGTGCCAGGGGCGGTGAAGAAGCTGGCGATCGACATCGAGGACGCGACCAACAAGGATGGCTACCTCGAGGCGTCGCGGCTGGTCTGTGGCGCGTACTGGTCGCCAAAGTACAACTTCGACTACGGCCACCCGCTGACGCCGGTCGACACGAGCAAGCACTACCGCAACGCTGCAGGCGACCTGGTGACGGATGCCGGCACGAAGCACAGGCAGCTGTCGTTCAACCTCTCCAGGATGAGCCCGACCGACCGGGCTGAGTTCTGGAGCATCGTCCGCAGCAACGGCATGACCCGGCCCATGCTCGCAAGCTTGTATCCCAACAACGTCGATACGCGGCTGGAGCAGGACTACCAGGTGTACATGAAAATCACGATGCCTGAAGCACTGACCAGTCCGCAGTTTCAGCAGTATGTGAGTTCCATTGAAGGCGAGGAAATTTGATGAGTGATCCCTTTACCTACGGAATGCCGGCGAGCGACGCGATGGCGGCGCTCAACCAGCTCAACAAGGACGCGCTGGCGGCGAAGGCGACAGGCGACGCAGCTCAGGGGAACGCGGCGATCGCCGCCCAAGCTGCGCAGGATGCTGCCGGCAGCGCGATCACCGCTGGGCAGGCGGCTGCTGCCGCGACGACCAAGGCGGCTGCAGCCCAGGATGCGGCTACAGCTGCAGCTGGATCGGCAACTGCCGCAGGTATCTCGGCTGGGCAGGCTGGCCAGAGTGCGACGGCGGCCGGTAACAGCGCGACGGCTGCTGCAGGAAGCGCTACCAACGCGGCTACCCAAGCAGCGGCTACAGCGGCGAACGCCGCTAACGTCACTGCGGTGAACACGACGGCCACTAACGCAGCGGCGGCGGCGGCCGGAAGTGCCACGCAAGCCGCTAGTGCCAAAGATGCTGCTATCGCCGCCTGGCAGGCCAGTACGGCGCCGGCGGAGAGGCTGGCAGCGTTCTCTCAGTCGATTCACTTCGGTGCGATCGTCCGCGCCTTCCTGTACGACACCAGCAAGGACAGTGACGGCGGCGCCTGGCGCAAGCGCTGTCTGCATACCAGCTGGTACAACGAAGCGATTCAGACCGGCTCCTGGCGTGGGCAGCTGGCCAACCTGCCGGCCGCGTGGGCGATCCAGGGCGCGGGCGTGGGCGACTACTACCAGAACACGACGGACGGAAAGTTCTACGCGATCGGCGGCACCAGTGCGGCTCCTACGCAAGCGGAGATTTTCCGAGGGAGCGCGCGCGAGTTCCCAGCGCTAACCGCCATCATCGCCACGGGCAGTCGCATCGTCATTTACGACCTCACCCAATCTGGCGGGCCCATGTGGATGGTGTTCGGCAACACCTTCGGTGGGACGATTTCCGGGCTGTACGCGCTCAACGGTGAACTCATGTTCACGACCGGCGAGCGGCTTATTCGTGCCCAGACTGTTCGCGACAGTATCATCCAGCATCACACCTCGCCGGCTGGACGTGGTTCCTACGGCAACATTGCTGCGCGCAATACCACCCCGATCGTGTTCATCCTTGATTCGTCCATCGGAGCGATCGTCAACACCATCTGCAACGACGTGGCGGCCACTGTCCTGCCTGGGGCACCGGTCGAGCCGGCCACCGGTCTTCCAGTGCCAACCATTGCAGTCGCGACCGCTGGCGGGGTAACAGCCATCAAACATGACGGCACGGTCGCCAACTTCGCCACTTCGGCATGGTCGCATATTGCTTGGCTCAGCTCGTCCCTGCTGTTTGGCCGTCGCGGCGGGTCGGCTAACGTCAACTTCCAGACATTCGAGGCGCTCACATACCCCGCGCTAACTAGTGTACAGATCACTTCTCCATCTACGCTGCAAGGAACAGTTACGAGCGACACGGCAAGCCAAGTTTGTACACTGCCGGTGCGTAGTACGGTGGCAAATGGCACGTCTACTGGCCTGAGTCTGCTGCAACACAATCCTGCAACGCCGACCAAGGGGATGGTTGCCTACATCACGAACGCTTACAACAGTGGGTGGCAGGTGGGCGACATCCGTGGCGCGTGGCTGGCTGATACGGTGGCGGAAGTAGTCATTGGAGCTGAGCTAGTGACGAATGGGATTTTCGCTGTCGATACTTCAAGCTGGACCGCTGCTAATGGCGCGACGTTGGCAGTCGTTGCTGGGGAATTACAGCTGACCTCGACCGGTCAAGACTACCCCTCCGCCCAGCAAGTCATCAATGGGCTGGTGGTAGGCCGGTCATATACCTTGAGCGCCACGGCGAGGCGCGGGACCTGCGTAAGCAACATTGCTGTCGGTGTCGCAGGGATCAATAGCGTCCAGTCGCCATCTGGTATCAATGTTAGTTTGCCGCTCAACTTCACCGCAACGGCAACCTCACATGTTATTTTCGCCCAGATCGTAGCAACGGCAGCGAATGGTCAAACCGCTTACTTCGACAATATCAGTATCAAAACCCTTGATGCCGACCGCAGCGTGAAGGGCAAGGGCCCGACCGTCAACGGCAGTATCACTAAGGTGCCTGTCGCCGCCGGCGCGCAGCTGGTCTGCTATAGCGGATTCAGTGCCGCCAACTATCTGGAGCAGCCGTACAACAGCGATCTCGATTTCGGCTCGGGAGACTTCTGTGTAGCAGGGTGGTGCAATCAGCCGGTGGCCGGCACTATGGTGCCGTTCAGCCGCAGCACGGTGGGCAATACACCCTCCCTACTCGCGATTGTGCTAAATCCGACCAAGATTGACGCCTACGCAGGCACCGGTGCCGCCACCATTTCCTATGCTAGTGCCCCGCCGGTCAATGCATGGACATTCCTGTGTCTGATACGGCGTGCCGGCACGCTGTACCTGTACCTGAACGGGATCGCGGTAGCGCAGGGAGCCAGCGTGGCCAACCTGACGGACGCCACAGCCAAAACTGCGCTCGGCGTCTACAACTTCACCAACCCGCCTACGGTGCCGTTCAATGGCACTCTGGCGTTGTGGCGCGCGACCGCAACAGCTCCTAGTGAAGACCAGATTGCCCAGATGTACCGCGACGAACTGGCGCTGTTTCAGCCGAGCGCGAAGTGTACGATCGACGGGACAAGCAACGGCGTCACTGCGCTGGCCTACGACGACACCGCCGACCTGCTGCATGTGGGCACTACCTGGGGGCGAAGCGCGTTCCGCGGGCTGCAGCGCATCGAGAGCTCGGCCACGTCGGTAGGCGCGATCACGACGCTGGCAGCAGCCCAGGGCGCCCACATTACCGGCGGCGCCAGTTCCGGTCGCTACGTCCAGCCTGCGATGCTGCTGCGCGACGAATTGCGCCGTCGCGACGATGCGCGCCGCGCAATGGCGCGCGAAGAGATTCCGTTCGAGTTCGACAGCATCGCCGCGCAGACCGCGTTCCAGCTGCCGATCGGCTACACCACGAAGAACGTGCTCGTCGCGGGTACCAAGAAGCGGCTTGGCAGTACAAAGGATTACACGGTGGCCTTCGACGGCTACCGCGAGACTGTCAACTTCGGCGTATCGCCGGGGGCGACCTGGGTTCAAATCACCGCCAATAGGAGCATCTGAGCATGACCAGCTTCATCAACATGATGGCCAACGACCGCTGGAGCGAAGCGGATATCGTCAACCGCACCGAGGCGATGATCGCCGCGGAGTTCACGCCCTCCCAGGTAGCCATCCTGAACCGTGTTGCCACCGCTGCTGCACTCGGCCAGTACCAGCTCACTGAGCAGGAAATGGCCGACATCGGGCGCTACAACACGGTCTGCCTGGCTGCCCGGGAAGCCGGCGCCGCAGCGCGTGCCGACATGGAGCTGCTGGCCCAGACGCTCGACTACGAGACCGCGCAGCAGACCATCACCCGCGCCGATCCCGAGGTGGTGGCGCTTTACGCACTGCGCAACCCGGCTCCTGTGGCGGAAGAGGAGGAAACCGAATGACTCTGGCCTTCCTGGCGCTTGCCGCTTTGCAGGTAGCCGATGTCTACCTGACCTGGCGCATCCTGGGCGCCGGCGGCAGCGAGCGCAATCCACTGATGCGGCGCTGGCTGGTGGCGGTCGGGACGCTGCCGGGCCTGCTGCTGGCAAAGGCCGTCCTGTTGGTGCTGGCATGGGTCTACTTGCGCGAGCTGCCGCTGGTGTTGCTCGCGTTGGCGGCGGCTTACGCGCTCGTGGTACTACACAACCTCAAACAGCTACGACCCTCCTAGTGCTTGGGGTGGTCGACCTGGCACGTCGCCCGGATCGTGAACCCACCCTGCTTATCCGGCGTATACAGAACATCGCACCTGTCGGCTTGGTCCGGCAGGCGCCGTGCCTGTACGATTTGCCCTTTCGCGTATTCACACATCAGCCACTTTTCGCCCTTCGAGTCGTCGAGGGGGAACGACACCCGGTAGGCCTTATGCGGAAGCTCCTGGTACTCGCCCCGAAGGGTCGCGCGGTCCTCTAGGTGGCCGACAGTCACGCCGACCGAGTGCAGCAAGAAGAAAGACGGCACGAAGCCAGTCCAACCTGGAGCGGGGGATACGACCCGCACCGCTTCGGCAGGCAGCTTGGCTGGGCAGTCCACCACTACCGGGGTGGCGGCAGCGACAGGCACAGCGAGTGCCAAAGCTGCTGCAAAAGCGGTCAATTCGAACAGTTTCATGGGTACTCGATCACATAGAACGCTTCCGCGTTGTTGCTCGCGTTCGGGAACTCGCCGTTCGGCTGTATTCCCCCTTTCCTCGTCATAAACCGCGCCTGGATATGATCCATCGGTGGATGATTCCACTGCTCGACCACCCAGAACCCGGACGGCAGCCCATCGATCGCGGGTGCGCCGTAACGAAGGAAGAAGCACGCATGCCGGTGCTGTCCCTCGTGGAACGGGTACCGTCCGTTGATGAAGGTCGCGATCGCTGTTCCCCGCTCCAGCTTCTTTCCTGGGACGTTGGACTCCAGGACACGGATGCCTGGCCGCCACAGCGTGGTATGCGGGGCGTGGGTGTAATGCTGCACGAGCGCGGCGCACTCGCCCGTTCGCACCTTCGGCTTGTTCTCCAGTGCTCCTGCCTCGGTGTAGACGAAGCTTCCCATTTCAGCAGACCTTGTTCGCAGCGCAGTCCCAACCGCCGGCGGTCGTACCCTGTGCCCCTCCCTTGATGCTCTGCTTGATGTAGGTCCATTTGATCTTTCCATACGCCAGCTGGACCTGCTCGGCAAGCGTGCCACCAGCGCCACTGTCTGGCGCGACGTTCGAAATCATCAGGTTCTCCAGCTCGATCTTGAAGTAGGGGATCGGCTTGCCCTCGCCATCAGCCCGCATGAATTCGAATACAGCCTTGGGGATTGTCTTGCCCGCCGCGCAGGTCTGCAGCAGTACAGGGGAGGCCAGGTCGGCGAGCTTCCTGAACGTGATCGGGTGCAGCTCCGCTCTCCCGCTGGTCAGCCCGCCGGCAGTCGATACGCTATCTGCCCTGGGCTGGTGGACCCCATAAACGACGTTCGAGACCTCGATCCAGTCCTTGTGCTTGTCGTCCGAGGACTCGCCCTTGATGCCATCGATTTGCAGGTATACATCGTTCGCCATGGTGGTTCTCCTAGAGGTCGGGGATTCCGATGGGCCATTGTTGCGTGGCTTGTTCTGGGAGACATTGGTAGGCGTCAACGAGCCTAGCGGGGGCGATCAACAGGCGGGATACGACAGGATGTCAGCCGTTAAGATCGGGCCGAATGGGTGACAATTGAGGTGCAAACTTAAGCAGAAGATGCGGCGAGGACAGTGCCAAAAAGCTTGCAAACGGGTGCCAAAACCGCCGCCGCGCTACACTTTCGGAATCGACAACGCCAACCTGCGAGGGTTGGCGTTTTCGTTGGGACGAGCACTTCGTGTTTCCAAAAACAAAAAAGCCACCCGAAGGTGGCGTTTTATTATTCCTGGTGGCCCGGGGCGGAATCGAACCACCGACACAAGGATTTTCAATCCTCTGCTCTACCAACTGAGCTACCAGGCCAAGAGGCATGATTATAGCGACCAGTTCGCGGCAGGCAAGTACTTTTTTCGCGCGCCCGAAGCCGGCGCGCCCCCAGGTGGCTTAGCGGCGGCGGCGCGCGGCGGCAAGGCCCATCAGTCCGGTTGCCATCACCAGCATCGTGGCCGGTTCCGGCACGTTGCTGGGGTTCGGGCCCGGGTCGGCCGCAGTCTGGATGAGCAGGTCATCGATGCCGATGTAGTTGGAATCGGCTACGTTGCCCGTGTATTGGATCGCGAACCGGCCCATGGTGCCAGCCCCTTGGGCGCCCACAGTGACGGTAAATTGATGCCAGGCGTCTGTGGGCACGGGGTCAAGGGAGCCTATCGCATGGAAGTCGCCGACCGCACTGCTGCCACCGCTGAAGTTGAACACCGTTTTGTCGAAATATCCCGCGTCCTGGTCGCCCCTGATCCACAGCGAGATGGTCACTGCGGTTTCGGTCGAAAACGTGGGGGTGATCAGCCAGTTGTTCAGCACCCCGACGTCGGAACCGTTACCAAAGGTTCCATTTTCGAAGCTC